TTTTTGATTACTATTTGGAGCTACAATTGAAATTAATGCATAATTTTGACCAGGTACAATTGTTGAATCAGTATCAACATTTTCATCTAAACTTAAACTTTTAATTTTTTGTTTTACAGCTTTATCTATTATAGATTTTTTTTCACTATCAATATCTTTAAATAATGGATCAGTATCTATATTATTTGTTGTATTTTCTCCAGGATGTATTTCTCCTCCTCCTTGTTTAATTAATTCACTAAGTTGTTTTTCATCTTTAGTTAATAATGTTGACATTTATAAATATATTAATTAAAATAATTTTTAAATACTTTTATAATATATTTATAAATGTATAATTTATTATTAATACCATATAATATTGCTAAAAAAATTAAAATATATATTTGTAATTGCAATACAATCAATAATTCAGATAATGAGAATACTATTCCATGGAAGCCAACATTTATTATGTGGTTAAATGGTATTATTCAAAAAATTGTTTTCCCAGTTATAAATAGCAGCAATATTTGGGGTCCTAGAAGAATTGATGAATTGCGTGAAAGAGCTATGGCAGCTGTAACTCTTCGTATTATATGTCCATGTGGAAAATTTCAACTTAAAGCAGAAGGTGGTGCTCGTCATATATTTACATGTCATTGTACTATTTGCGCTAAACATACAAAAAGCGAAGGTGGAAAAGCACCTACATGGACAGCAGTTTGTCGCAATTTAGTTACTTATTGTGGCAAACTGCGTACATATTCTGCTTCATATATTAGTCGTCGTGGTGTTTGTGCTTCTTGTGGACATTGTATCTATATGGATTACTTTGCCAAAAATACAATTTATATTGCAAATGCACTACCACATACTTCAATTACAAGTGATGGAAAAAAAAAATTTATAGCAGATTGTGACATTTTTTGGAAAAATCGTAAGTCTGGTGCACAACCAACTGCTCCAATTCAATTTGATAAAATGCCACTTGCAGCAATGGGATTTATCCCAGATTCTGGAAATCCAAATATTTTAATGTCATTTTGGTATCGTATATAAAATATTTAAATTAATATATAAATTTATATATTAATATATTAATATGTCTGACTCATATAAATTATTAAATATAAAAGGTTATAATTTATTATTAATTCCATATAATAATAATACTTTAACTGTTCGTAGTACAATTAATACTGGTTTTATTGATGAAAATAAAGATAATTTAGGAATTAATCATTTATTGGAACATGTTTTAATAAATGGAAATAATATGTGTGAAAATGATTGTATACCTTATTTAATTAAGAAGGGTATAATAAGTAATGCAACTACATCATTTAAAAAAATAGAATATTTTAATTCTGGTTTAGTCAATAATACATCTGATATGATTAAATTTATAATAAAAACAACATTATCGCCATTAAATATTAAACAATCTGTTATAGATAAAGAAAAAAAAGCTATAATTAATGAACTTTTAACAGTAAAAAATTCATCAATGTATGATATAGATAATTTAGCTAATAAAAAATTTTATAAATATTTTGGAGAAAAAAATTTTTATAATTATGATTTACAAATTGAAAATTTAAAAAAAATTAATAAAAAAGAATTAATTGAATTTTATATAAATAATTATAATCAAATTTTATTTACTGTAATTGGTAATTTTAATTATATCAAAATTATTAATTTATTTAATAAATTATTACCATATAATAATATATATAAAGTAAAAAAAATTAATTATAATAATTGTTATACATTTGATAATTCTATTTATTTTATTAAAAATAATAGTTTATCTAACACAATATTTCGTTTTGATTTTGTATGTAATTTACCAACTGATTTAATTACACATACATATGTACATATATTATCATTATATATAAAATATATAGCACTTGAAAAATTAAGAAGTAATGATAATTTAATATATGGAATTAATATTTTTAATGATTTTTCATATTGCGGTATTAAAACATCAATTATAATTAATGTTGAAAATAATAATGCAATTAAAGTATATAATAAATTTATAAATTTAATTATAAATTCGTATTTTAAAATAGATATAAATTATATTTTTGGTATAATTAATAATTTAAAATATAATTATTTAAATTCTACTATTGATAATATTGAAAATTTTTATAAAACTCAAATATTAAATAATATTTTTAATAATAAAAATTATAAAATTTATAATTATAATGAATATATAAATATTTTAAATAATATTAAGTATGATAATTTATTAAAATATAATAAAATATTATTAAATTTAAAAACATGTTTAATTGTTTATTCTAGAAATGAAAAATTAAATATTTAAAAAATTAAAATATTAATACAAATTATTTTAATTATTTATATTTATTTTTGAATAAAAATATCCAAATAAAAATTATTTTTTATTTTTTATTTTTTATTTTTATTTAAATTTAATTTGAATAAAAATATCCAAATATAAATTATTTAATTAGAGTAGGCTAGACCACCCATACCAGACATAATACGAAGAACATTGTAATTACGAGCAAAGACATTTAATAAACAGCCAGTAGCAGGTCTAGGTCTTGTTACACCGGGTAATACAGGCGAAACAAAATTAGCACGAGTATCTAAACCATATTCTAGAATGGTATTATCAATGCGAGAGAAATTGCATGTACCGGAAGGCTGATGTTCTTCTGGGCGTAGAGCGAAAGAATAAACATATAGATTAGAATCAGGAATACGAGTATGATGAATGAATGGCTGCCACTGACGGAAGAATAGAGGACCTCTAGCTGGATTGAAACGGTAATGACCATTTAATCTTAATACAGCAAACTGTAGTAAATCACCACCTAATTTTTCTTCACCAACGGGGAAAGAAGAGAAATTAAATTGATCATTATTTTCAACATTGTCAACACGACGGAAGACCCAGAATAATTCTTTACAAGGATGATTAAAGGTTAATCTCTGAGATAGACGATCAGCAGTATCTAGATTAACAGTTGTTTCATTATGCTGAACTTGATCAATTAAATATTCATGAGACATCTGAGCAAAACGACGGCGTTCATCAGTATCTAAATAAATGTAATCAATGAACATATCAATTGTTGGCTGTAACTGAGTTAATAGACCATTATTAGATAATCTCCATTCAGTATTACGTTTTAGAATTCTTCCAGCTTCTGGACCAACTGTCTGTACAGCCTGTACTAAGTTTTCTAAAGGCTGGAACTGGAAAATGAAACGAACTTCATGATACTGTAGAGCAATTAAAGGAAGAGATAATCCAGCATTAATATTAAACCAGAAATCTAATGGAACAGTTAATAATTGAGGTTCAACCGAATTTCCAATTAATAACCAACCACTACCACCATCATTACCACCAACCATACGCTGATATCCCTGAGATTTTTCAGATGTCATAGTTAATTCCTGCCATAAATACATGTATAAACCATAGTGTTTATCAATTTCCTGACCACCAATTTCAACTGTTACATAATCAATTAGTGCTAATCCAACATAGTTAGTCCAAACTAGTTCAACTCCATCATTTAATTCATCAGATGGATCTGGTAGTAATGCATTAGGATCTGGACTTACGGGACTTGGATTATTTAAAACTAATAAATCTTTAGGTAAAGATGGTAAAACAACCTGAATGTAAGCAGAGTTTATTAAATCACCATTGCGAGATACAATAACAGTTGATCGTTTTCCAAATGTAGATACTCCATTAAAAGTCTGCTGAATAGATTCCATAGCGAAATTTGTATGGCGACGATATACTACTTTAAAAAAAGTAATCTGTGGGTTACCAGTTAAATAAATGTCCTGGGCCCCGTAAGCAACAAGCTGCATTAGTCCTCCTCCCATGTTTTAATATATACTATTAATAAAAGAAAAAAAAAATAAAAAAAAAACAAATTAAATTAAATTAATTTTGCGTAATTTAAGTTTTTTTTTTATTTTTATAAATTAATATATCAAATATGAATAATGATGATGAATATTCTGATCCAATTGATAATTTTAAAAAACCACTAAATTCTCAATTTTCACAAATGCATCCACAACAAGCAATGCAACAACAAGCAATGCAACAACAAGCAATGCCACAACAAGCAATGCAAAAATCTAATATGAATCCACAACAACAAGCAATGCAACAAGCAATGCAGCAACAACAAGCAATGCAGCAACAACTTGCAATGCAGCAACAACAATATGCAATGCAGCAACAACATGCAATGCAACCACAAGCAATGCATTTTATGAAACAGCAACCAGGAATGCAACAACAAAAATCAAAATCATTTTTAGAAAAATTTGGTAATATTAAAGAAAATTTTAATTCTTCTAATTTTTCATCATATTTACAAGAAATATTAATATTATCTGTATTATTTATTTTTTATAATACAGAATTTTCTAAAAATTTAGTAAACAAAATACCAATTAATATATTAGATTCTAATTATAAATATACTACATTAGGTGCTCTTATATCAGCTTTAATTTTTTCTCTTGTTTTTATTATTATTAAAATGTTAATTTAATTATTTTTTTTTTGATTTAAGATCATTTTTATTAGTAAATAAATTAAAAAATAAATCTCTTGTAGAATCTATTAACATATCTTTATTACCTGAACTATCTACTTTTAATATAACTTCTGATTTATTATTTTTTAAATTTAATAATTTTATTAAATGAGGAGTACACGGAATTGAATTACTAGAATAATCTTTACAATATCCATATTTTCTATTATCTAATGTATTACATTTACAAAAACATTTTTGAACAATACCTGTTGAAGTTAATAAAAAATATATATGTTCTGAATTATGATTCCTTCCTATATTTTGACAATATTTACTTTTACTATTTAATAAATATGTTTTATTATTATCTGATACATATATTCTTTTTATATCTTTATCAGAATATTCTTTAACATATAAATTAAAAAATCTAATAATTTCTTTATATATCATACTATTTTTACTTATTTTTTGCCAAGTACTTATATATGAATTTACTTCTTCATCATCTGGTGATATTTCACAATCATTACATATTACTATATTATAATTAGTTATTTCTTTTTTTAATGAAATTATAGATGTTTCTTTAATTAATTTACTATAATTATTTTTTAAATTAATTAATTCTTCTTTATTTGATAAATTATTAATAATTACATCATGTATTTTATATTCTCTTCCTTCATCTTCCCATTCTTTTGTTTGACTAATAAAATGACCTTTTTTAGAACCTGTTAATCTTAAACCACTATTTTTAAAAACACTTTCATCAACAATTTCATTAAATGTATTAATTATATTATCATAATTATTACCATATACTGTTTTAAAAATATATATTAAATCACTTATTATTTTTTTTCTTATATCTAATGCACCTTTAATATTAATTTGAATATCTGGAAAATGCAAATGAAAACCTTTTTTATAATATATTTTTTCATATACTTTACCTGGTTCTTCTTCATTTTTTATTATTTTTTTTATTAATTTAATTTCTGCTGAAGTAATTATACATTTATAAAATTTATCATAAAATTCTTTTATTGAATCATTTATACTTTTAAATATTATATTAAAAATTTCTTCATTAATTTTATTATTATCTAATAAAAAATCTAAATCAAAAAATAAATTAAATATATTTTTTTTACATTCTACTAAATATATATTTTCATTATTATTAATTCCTTGAATATATTTATCAAAAAAAAGTTCTAAGTTTTCATCTTTTACATATAAAACTCCACCATCTAATAATAAATGTGTAGGTTTTTCATCATCATTGTTTTTTTTATATTGATTAGTTATTTTTAACCAATTTTTAAACATTTACTATAAATACTAATTAATTCTTAAGTAAATTAATTTTTGTTTAATTAAAAGATATTGTTGTATTATTATTAAGTAAATATACTTGTTTAGAAGCACAAATTGATAATTCCTTTCTTTTATATTTTGGATATTCTTTATTACGATTTAAAGTTATAATCATATCATTATCTATTTTACTTATATTATTAATTGCATATTCTAATACATTATTTTCAATAAACCATTTAAAAAAATTTAATTGACCTACTGTTGTTAATATTTCTCCTTCTTTTTCATAATATTCTTCATCATCTTTCATATTTTGATATGTTAAATCAATAATATTTAATACAATTCTTTCACGTCTACAAAAAGGATCAAATAATTTTTTTGAATAAGCTTTTAATTGATTTTTATATTCTAAATATATATTAAAATTTATACATTTATTATTTTTATATATATTATAATTTATATTATATTTTTTTGCATAATTTGTTACTAACCAATCTAATATTCTTAATGATAAAATATTTTTTTGAGATATAAAGTAATTAAATATACTATTATTTTCTTTATAATATTGTAATATTGAATTTAATAATATTTGTGATTTTTTAGTTATTAAAGTCATAACTTTAATGTAAATAAATTATGACCTTAAATAGTTTTATTACAATTTAAAAATATACTTAAAGTTTGTTTAATATAAATAAATATTACACATAATATTTATATGGAATTTAAAAATATTGTACCTGATGGACCATTAGCTATGAATATTACTAACAAACAATTTACTCAATATTTAATTAGAACTATTAATTATTTATATAATAGAAAAATTGAAAATACTTTTCCAGCTCCTCAACCTGTTTCAATTGAAAAAAAAGATTTTGAAAAATTAAATAAATATGAATATAATGTTAGTTTAAAATTAGATGGTACACGATTTTTATTATTTTTTATGTTAGATAAAAATAAAAATAAACAAATTATTTTAATTAATAGAGCTTTAAATTTTTATAATATTAATATTGAATGTGAATATAATCTATTTGAAGGTATAGGTACTTTATTAGATGGAGAGTTAATTTGTAATAATGATAAATGGAAATTTATTGTGCATGACGCTGTTATTTTATGTGGTAATAAAATAAATAAAGAACATCATAATGAGCGTATTGAAAACATTAAAGTTTGTATAGAGTCATTTATTTATAGTAATAAATTAAATACTTTTGAAATTATAACAAAAACATTTTTAAATTTTAATGATATTAATAATTTTATTAATAATATTTATTATAATGAAGAATATAATAATGACGGTATAATTTTAATGCCAAATAAATTACCAGTAATTTCTGGTACACAATATTCAATGTTTAAATGGAAACCACCAAATAAACATACTTTTGATTTTAAAATAATTGAAAATAATGAAAATATGATTGCTAAAATATATCATTTAAACAATTTAATTGATTTTGCAAATATTTTATATAATTCTATTGAAGGTAAATTTTTTATTGATACTGTTAAAAAATTAGAAAATTATACAAATGAGTGTATTGTTGAATGTAATTTTGATAAAGAAAAACAAAATTTTATTCCTATTTTAATTAGAACTGATAAAACACATCCAAATAGTTTAAGAACAATAGAAAGAACATTATTTAATATTAATGAAAATATTCAAATTACAGATTTTATAAAATAATTTTTTATATTTTTATTTAATTTTTTTTATATTTTTTATTTAATTTTTTTTATTTTAATAATATATATATGAAATATTTTACAGCAACTAATATTTCGATTGCTTCAATTCTTGTTATAACATCTTTAGTTATTTCTTTAATTATAATTGCTAATAATAAATCTTCTAATTCTTCTACTTCTTCTAAATGTCCTAAATGTCATGATTGTCCTGATTGTCCTAATTGTTCTAAATGTCCTAATTGTCCTAATTGTCCTAGTCCTTCTAAATGTCCTAATTGTCCTGATTGTCCTGATTGTCCTAGTCCTTCTAATTGTCCTGATTGTCCTGATTGTCCTAGTCCTTCTAATTGTCCTAATTGTCCTAATTGTCCTAGTTCTTCTAATTGTCCTAATTCTTCTAATAAAAAAATTGGAAGTCCAATTGTATTAAAAGGTAGTGATATTATTAATAGTGATTTTTTTACTCATTTTAAATCTCCTACATGGTTTCCAAGACCGGATCAAAATTCACAAACAAGTAGCCTAGAACCAACTAAAGGTGTTGTAATGTATATAGATGGTTTATTAGATAAAAATGGTTCTAAATATAAAGTTAATAATGGTGTTATAACAAATGGTTGTTATAAAGGAACATCTAAAAATAAATTAATAATAAAACCATTATTAAGTGAAAATGCTAATGAAGTTTATTGGAATAAAACTGGTAATGGAGTTGCTAATCCCAAATCAACAATACAACCTATTAATACAATTAGATTAGAATCTAATATATTATTTAATAGTGGTATATTTATTATTAAATTATCTCATATACCTGGTGGTTGGGGTTCATGGCCAGCATGGTGGCTTTCTGGACAATTAAATTTTCCAAATAGTTGGGCTTTAAATGGTGAAATAGATATAATAGAAGGTGGATGGGGTGGAAATAATTTAAAAAATTTTAATAAAAATACAACTAGTTTACATAATTCTAATCTTACATTTAAAAATCCATGTAATCCATTAGGAAAATGTTGGTGTGGTTATAATAGTAATCAATGTTGTGATTATGATGGTTCTTTTTTTGAATGGGAAAATGAAACATCATTTGGTAATGGATTTAACAAAAAAGCATCAGAAACAGGAAAATCTGGTGGATATGTATGTAAATTTACAAGTCATATAAATGGTGCACAAACAATTGATGTATGGTTTTATGAACCTGGTAATTTTCCTACAAAAATAGATAATGATAATTATGATGGTAGTGATTTTGAAGTTAATGATATTAACATGAAAAAAACAATTTTAAATTGTAATGGTTATAAATCTATTTATGCCTCCACTGGAGGTCAGCCTAATCCAGATAATGGTGGTTGTATAAAAATAAATGCAAGTGATAATAAAAATTATCAATATAAAAATATGGCATTAATATTAAATACAACATATGGTGGTGATGCTTTAAATAATAGAGTTCCATCGGGTTTACCACCAGTTAAATTATCAGATATGTATAATTATGCAAATAAAACTACAACACCACCAGGATCTGTTCCACAAATTATTGATAATTGGATTGATGATTGTGCTTGGGAAATAGATTATATGAAAGTATTAAAATGGACATAAAAAATTATTTATTTTTTTTAACTTAAATTTAATAAATTATAAATGATATAGTTTATATTATTTATAATTTATTTATGAATTAAAAATGTAAATTATTTAAATTTACATATAACCATAATAGTTATGTCTTGCACGAGGCATTACTGGCATACCAAATTTCATACCACTACCAGGGGCAGGAGGAGGTGGTACAACAGATAATCCAGCAGGACCCATCATATCAAGTAAAGATGGTTGACCTAATCCATAT